AACCCTATCATGGGGTTGGTTGCAGAGATGTTAATGAAAAGAAGCGGCTTAGAAGGGCTACTAACGGGGCAAAACAGCCCCGAAGTAGGGGTAAAACAGCCAAAACAGAGCCCTGGACTAGGTCTAAAATAGTATTTTTTACTATTATATATATAATATAGGTATGTAGTACTCTAGTTATTATATTATTATATAGTGTTTGTTATACATTCTAAATATAAGTATAATATTATATAGTAGTTTATAGTGGTAATGACGGAGAGATAAAATGATTTGCGAAAAATGTAAACCAAATAAAAGAATGAATCCATCACATCTTCATAAAGTTTGTTTTTGTGATGACTTCCCAGAAGAAGAACACGGTTGGTGCTATTGTTGTGCCACTGGTCAGGTGGTAAGATGATTTGTAAAAAATGTGAAAAACCTATACAAGATGAAAACATAACCCCTCTTTTGTGGTGTTGGTGTAAGAATGGGTAGAAAGAGACGCGGAGTTATCCCCGTATCTATCAGTATGGATCGTAAGTTATCGGATTTGATAGACAGATACCTGGAGAAGAACAACGGCACAAGGTCGCACGTTGTAAATATGGCGCTAACTGCCTACCAACCTTTAGCAGCTTTCGATGAATACCGTAATTATTGGGATTGTGATGACCCAAAATGCCGTAAACAGAACCTCCCCAAGGCGGAAAAGTGCGAAGAATGCGGGTTGATTGCATTATGGGTACTCCAAAGAGAGCATCAGCGCTTATTACCAATAAGTTAAATAGCCAATTACCGTGAGGATTATCCATGGTACGAAGGCGTAATAATAGTAGACGTAGAGCTCCCAGAACTTTTGGGATAAACGTAATCGAAACTGGGACTGCACTCGCTTTAATTTCACAAGTAAATGCAGGCGCAGCGGTACAATCATTTTTAGCAGGTAATCTTAATGCAGGTGTGAGCATTTTATCAAAAGCGGCACAATCCAATAAGCAAGCGATCATAAAAACGCTCATAGGGAGCATGGTTGCCAAGGTTGCGGTTAAAACATTATCTCGAGGTTCGCCAGTATTGGCTTCCCTGGGACCAATCAAAGTGAGGGCATAATATGAGCATAGTAGTTACGAGGACGAGTTCAGCATTAAGCGCAACGACATCGTTCCAGAGCATGACCAGTCAGTTTGCATCATCGGGGCTTTCCCTGGTTGTGCCTTCTGGAGTATCGCAAATTTCCTCCATCTCAATGGGAGTTAGTAGCGTTGGAACTGGAGCAGACTTCTGTTCAGGATTCAAATTAACGGGAACCGCACTCCAGGAAGGAGATGCGACCTTTATGGGTCCCGCGATCGCACAGGCCGCAAGTGGTGGTACTGGAGTAGCTAACTGCGTTACACAGGAAAAGACCGCCCTGGGAGTCACATCTGGAAATACTTTGGATATTCAAATGGCAGTCACAACCGCCGCAACAATCGACGCAAGCTGTACGATTCAATTCGAGTAAATTGAACAATGCCTGAAGGCGTTGGTTATTCTGGAAGCAATGTAGTAGCTGGAACTGGTTTAGAATTAAATGTAGTTGGTGATTATGCCTACGCTTATTCAGGTTTAAAAACGGGTACAGCTACAACCGTTACATATTTAAGTTTTACAACTGGGAATTATATCTTAGTTGGAAAGTTTCAGCTTAACTCTGTAGTAACAATAGATGATCCAGCACTAGGTGATGCTTCTTGTATGGTAATAAATTTTAATGGGCTCCCAGTATCGAATCTTAAAGCAGACGGGGAATTAGAAAGAGCACCAGCTAGCCAAGACCAAGAAGTAATTATTCCACCTTATACTGTAATACTTGTAACTATCCATTCAGGTGGTACTGCTGGAGATTCTAGCGCCACATTTACAGGTAGAATATACAAATGACACTTTCGACGGGGCCGAGCCTTAACTTTTTTGGTGACCACATGTTTGCCTGGAGTGGTTCAGAATCATTAACCGCAGGTGGCACAACCTTACTGGACTTTATCTCTCCTAATAGGTACTACACAGTCGTCACCAACGTCTCATTCGATTATAGCGGATGTTCAGCGGGGGATGTGTTGTCCTGGTCTTTACAGGGCAATCAAGAAGCCCTCCACGTTAGCAAATTTATTATCATAGACGCTGGACTCGGGCCCCAATTCCCCAATCTATACTATACAATCCCACCCAATACAGGGATGAAGATGGTGGCAACGGGTCCTACTGGATCAATGACGGTTGTCCTGGAAGGAAAAGAGGTGCAGTAATGCCCATGAAGTATTGTCCTGGTTGCGGAATGAGGTTAACAGGTGCATACCCTGCAGGTACACAACCATTTTTAGAAGACCCCGTAACAAAAAAATTTACTAAGAAGCGTAAACTAAGCGCCTGGAACAAATACGTCAAGGCTAATGCAAACAAACCACGCTTTAGGATGAGGTCAGGTAAACTAAATCTTAAGAAAATGGCGGTAGCGTTCCGTAAGACTCCCGCAGGCAAAAAGAAGAGGCGCTAATGACAGCAAGAGTAGCCTATTACTATAATCCTATTTCAGGCGATATTAAGAAAGTTTCAGTAGCACAGAAGAGAGCCTATGATGAACATTTTAGAGAAGAACGGTGGACAAAACTCCTGGATAATGAAACCACTTTACCCACTTTGATCGCAGCATTTACAGCGATTGCCGGTACAGCTTTTGCGGGGTGGTTATTGAATTTGATTTTTGGATATTATGAAGATGAAGTAGGTGTAACATTAACTGATACTGTTCGGTCAGCGTGGACAGGCGCTGTTTATGGTGGAAAACTTACAATTGACGTTATATCTAAACCATTGACCGGAAAGGGTTACGAAACTGTCCCCTTACCTGAAGGTGTTGTAGCTCCCGTTAGTGTGACATATAATCAGTTATGGGAATATGCTGCTAAAAAATTGGTTGGTGGTTAATGAATTTAGGTGCGTTGCTTGCGTTGTTTAAATTGGCTCAGGACGCAGGGATTACAGAACCGTCGAAACCGATAGCGAGAAAAATAACCCTCCCAATACCTACGTTAACATATGAACAAGCCCTGGAGATTGGTGGACCCTCACGACTCGGTCTTAGACCAAAAGGTTTGTAAGTGGTTATTTCTGCATTAGAATTATTGGGTTACTTTATCGCCTGGTCATTATTCTATTTTGGAATAAGTCATTACATCGCTAAACTTTCTAAAGATAAATGGGTTGAATGGGCGAAGTCATCTGATAGTGACGAGGACTTGTTAATTATCCTTGAACCGATCGTAGATGAGATTGAAGAACGAACCCACGGAATGCTCGAGACTTTCCAATCTTCTTTTTTTGGTTCCCTGGGTGCAGCATCTAAAAAAATGGACGAGGCTACAGGTCAAAGTACAATCAAGGCAATAACAAAAGACAACCCTATCATGGGGTTGGTTGCAGAGATGTTAATGAAAAGAAGCGGCTTAGAAGGGCTACTAACGGGGCAAAACAGCCCCGAAGTAGGGGTAAAACAGCCAAAACAGAGCCCTGGACTAGGT